GATTTTTTTCAATACACTAGGTATGCCTTTAGCCCAATCCAATTCACCATTAGTTTTAATTCCAGCAACATACTTTTTGTTGCTATCAACAAGAGCAAAGGAAAACTCTTTGTTTGATACTATAGAAAAAACGTCACTTGGATATATTTGATTTCCACCATCAGGAGTTTCAACAAGTCCAATATTCGCTGATAAGTCGCGAAGTTTATCACTCACGGCTTTCTGAGACATAACAAGTTCCTCGGAATCTCCAGACTCCTGGGTAACACTCTCCTTGTCGAACTTCTTGCCAAGCTCGGTATTAACAGTCTCCTTATCTGCCTTCTTTGCCAATGCCTCATTTACAGAACTCTGGTTAGCCTTAAGATTCAAGGCATCATTCACCACCTTTTGGCTAACTACCATCCTTGTGCTCACGCCCAATTCCTGAGCCACTTCCAGCAAAGTAGAGCATACCCAGCTGCTGCCATTCTCAGAATAAAGCACATTGATGCCCTGAGGAACAACAAGCCCCTCAAAGTTCTTATACGTGCCTGCTACGGTTGCAAAATAATACATCTTGGCACCGATAGCCTTAGCTGGCACAGTATCAAGACCTGCCACGCCCATATACGTAGCACCCTTAAACAGTTTAAACTTCTCTATGATGCCAGTTATCAGCTCATCCCAGTAGCTATCCCTCTGGGCATTCACGCACCAAGTTCCCCTGTCCGCATTCCAGTAATGCGCCCAGCCATCAATAGCCACGTAGTCACCTTCCACGCCTCCCGAAGGAAACATCTGGTTCACCTCGTATATACTGCCAAACTCCCCCTTGTAGTGAGGACTTGTTTTGTCTATATCATTAGCCATATCTTGTTAAATTTGTGATAATTGGTTATACTTCTCGCCCAGTTCACTCTCCTTCTTACTTATCAAGAAGATGGAGATGGCACGATAGATGAGATACTTCTTACACTCGTCAGTCAGGGCTAGGATGATTTCCTGGTCTTTCACCGTTTTCCCATCCTTTTCAAGCACATCCTCCACCTTTTGATAAGGAAGGTATGTGAATAGCTCCACTTCATGGTCATACACCTTGTTTGTAGGCATATCATGGTTAGCAGAATACCTTCCGGCAGTCCAGTACATCAGTACTCGCTTTCCTGTAGTAGGCGAAACGGTTATCATGCCCTTCGGCTTCTGCGGTGTCCCCCTAGTCCATCGAGAGGCTTGCATCTGAGCCTCCTTGCTTCCTGGGTCCATCAAAGCCACCAACGAGGAAGACCAACTTTTCAGCCTCAGCTCCACCAGCCTCAGCCAATCATCAGGTATCACAAGGCTACCATGCCCATCAGTGTATTGTGTCTGAATGGCATCATAATCTTGTTTACCGTTTTCATTTAGCGATGCCACTACCCTCTTGGGCTGTAGCATCTGCGGTGGTGCTTGCAGCAAAAGCTGCTGTGCAGCAGTCTCGATAGCTTGTTTCATTTCCTCGTCCGAATCATCGGCAAAGACATCGTTCAGCTCGTCATGCTTCACCTCGTCCAGCGCAAGCCTCATTTCCTTTACAAGGTCACTCATAAGAACTTCCATAAGCAAGAAACCTATTAACTATAAATTATAAACTATAAACTAAAACTCAATCACCATGCCAAGCTCCTTAGCCTTCTCCTTCACACTTTCAGGCGATTTCAGTTTCCTTACATCCACCTTGTAGGTCTTCTGGAGATAGTTTTTAGCCTTGGTAATGTTCTCGAAGCGAAGGGCGTTCTCGTCCTTCACCTGCTCTTCTTCATGTTGCTGCACCTGTTCCTCCTCGGGCAGACTCTCATCCTTGATGCGTCCAGCCTTCGTTAACGGATGCTTTCTGATGCAGTCTGCCACCTGCTTATTGTCCGTGAGGTAAGAATAAGCATTGTTACTGCACCTCTCAAACTCCACGCTCTTGATAAGTCCGCTTGGCAGAGTAACCACAAAGATGAGCATACTGTTTGCTACAAATCTATACATATCTTTTGTGTTTATGGGTGAAGGGATAGCGAAGCCTAGTCCGAGGGCTATTGTTCCCATCTAGAGCCTCAACTATCCCCAAGTTTTGATATATGTTAGAAAACTATCAGTTCCCTTTTCGATGATTAAGCAGCCTCCAAAATCTGCTCATCGGTCACACCGTCCTCAGTGAAGGTAGGACGAGATACACGAGCATGGGCATCTGGAAATGTCAGAACCCAACAGCTATACTCCTCCATTACCACACCCGCGGTATTGCGAATCAGCAAATCCTTGGCATTAAACTCATTTCGTGACCAAGTACCAAATACATACTTGTCGAGATAACGAGCATCCAGGCAGAAGGCTCTACCATCCATGCCCCAACTATTGAAGGCATCGTGGCGATAAATGAGAATCTTAGTACCCATGCTCTCGAACTTCTCGAAGTCAAGTTTCCATCCCTGGTAGTCCTTTTCAGTCTGTGTGATGATGCGCTTATTGCTACGAAGGTTAGCAAATGCCTGATAAATCAAGTTGTCCACGAAGAGCAACTTGGTACGGCTGGAGTTACCTGCACCCTTCAACATGGATGCAATAAACTGGGTCAACTCCTTCTCGCTAATCACATATTCATATACCTGCTTCTTCTCAACCTTTGTACCGTCAGAATCATCAGGAACGGTTACATCGGCTGTTACAGGAACTAGAGTGCCATCGGCTTGTCTAAACATCTTTGGCTCCCAGTGTCCAATCTGCAAATCCTTACCAGCTTCCCAGAAGATGCCACCCATGGTATAAACAATACCTACATCCTTGCCACCATTCGACATAGAGCGATAGCCAAACAGTCCGCTCAGCTCCTGACCTTGGCGCATATCGTCCATAGCCATCTTCTCTTGGCGAGTGAAGTCCCACTGTACCTGTGTCTTGCTCATACGGTCGATAAGAGACTCCTCCACCTGCATGATGAATCGCTGGCAATACTGGAAGCTCTTGTCTGGCATAGAGTAGTAGCTACCAGTCTCTACCTCTTTTTCACCAGCAGCTCGTCCCAGTCGCATTACTACAGTACCAGCCTCAATATCTTCAGGAATGTCCCGGTTACCACGACTGGCGTTTTTCTTTCCATTCAGCGCATAGCATGTAGGGTTTCCATCGTTATCTACCTCTGTTACACGCAGCTGCAAAGGAATCATCGTGCTTCGGTCAGTACCGTTGTCCTGATAGCCAAGACAGCTTTTAATCATAATGATGTCACCAGTACCAAACACTGTCGCATTTTCCACCGTTAGCTTTACAGAGCCACCGTTTGTAGTTTTACTTAACTTCGCTGCAAGTTTTGTTTTGATAGGTCGCTGACCGATGGAATAGTACTCAATGCGGTTACTGTCCACAGGAGTCATTCGCTTCGAGGCTCGAAGAATCTGGTCGATAGGGCAACTCTCCAGCTTCATTTCCACCACGGTAGGGTTCACATGAGCCACATAGTAGTCCCAGTTGTTCATCTTCTCCTGTTGCTCTTGGCTTCCACCCTGCCACTTTGGACCCGTGCCACCTACACCTGGTCCATCCGTTGGACCTGTAGGACCACCGCCACCTGCACCTTCTGGAATATTAGGAGGAGTTTCTGCCATAGCATAAGAGCTGCCACCACTCAGAATCATGACGAAAATCGCCATCATGAATCCAAACCATTTCTTAAACTGTTTCATAATCTACAATTTTTTAAACTATTAATTATTAACTATAAATTCTTAATTGATAAGAGCTACATTCCAACCATCTGGCTATACACCTGTTCGGTTCGGCTCTTCTCCTTTGGAAGAGAAGGAGCACCACCGCCACCATTGATGTTGATGTTCCGCTTGCCACCCTGTCTTCCATCATGTAGCTGCTTCTGCTGGTCGATTTTCTCGTTCTTGCCACGCTTGTAGCCACGTTCCTCGGCATCAGCCACAGCCTTGTCGAAGTCCTTGATTTGGAAGAGACGCAAGAAGTCTGCCTTCTTCAAGCCATACCGGGCAGCACGCCATACGAATCCATCATCATCGTGGTCTTCGCCATCATCGCTACGCTTATACATCCACTCTATCAAGTCCTTGATTGCCTCTGGCTTAATCTTGGCTTCCTTCATGGCAGCATCCAGCTCCTTATCCTCTTGCTCCATGTTGGCTGCAAGAGTCTCCTTGCCCTTGGCTAGCTTCTCACTGGCTGCAAGCTTTTCCTTCTCGCTAGTCTTCAAGCGTTTCCTAGCCTCCTCGTCACCATTGATGGCTTCGATGTAGTCTTGTCCTAGCTCGTCTATCAAGTAGTCGATAAGGTTGAAGTCGCCACCATCGGCATTTTTCTTTGTAATGAGACCTGTCACCAGCCCAGGCGCATGAGGATTTTCTTTCAGCATATTGTTGAAGTCGTCCATCCTTTTCTTGCTTTGGTCGTACTGGTCGTAATCGGTCGCAATTTGGTTATAAACAGCCTCATCATCGTCCATATTCAGGTCGGGATAACGCTGAGCAAGACGCTCTCTGAAAGAATCTCGCTTTGATTTAACATTCTGATTATCAATCGTTTCTTTTGCCATAAGCGTTCGTTTTTAATATTTGTGTGCTAAATTAAGCAAAATTTCGCATTACTTTGTGATAAGTTCTGCATCTTGATGAATTAATTTTGTTGGCATGAAACATCTAAATTCCATATCCGAAATTTACCTTAAAAGAGACCAGGAAATGTTTCTGCTCTTTCGTAAGGCCAAGAGGATGGTAGAATATCCTACCACCATGGCTAAGATATGCGATTACATCGCCAAGATGCCAGCCTCTTGTTATTATCTCGCTGATAGCACAGCCTATCGGTATGTTTGCAAGCGCATCAAGGGGGAAAAGCCTAAGTTCGGCAAATACCAAGCCATGAAGGAAAAGCTCTTCGAAGTCTTCTATCAGGATTTCTTGCGCCTCCGTCAGATGGAACAATACAAGGAATACAACACCAAGCATCTTGTGTATGTGTGCCTAGACCTCCCTGCACCCAACATGGGGATGGCTCCTCGCTACATACAGATGAAAATCAGCAATTATTTCCGCAATAAGAAAACATCATTCATCACTCGATAAAACTTTCATTCATCATGCGTACATTATATATAACTCTCCTCATCGTCCTCCTGATGGCTTTCATCATTCCGCTGCACGCCAACATGGCTGTATCGCCATCAACCCCAATATACTCCCATTTCGTTTACATGTTCGGTCATGCCAACTTCATCCATTGGGCTGTTAATGCCTGGTGCCTCCTCATGGTGCATCGTCAGTTTCGCATCCATCGTGTGCTGGCTTCGTGGCTTGCCTCAGTTGGTCTCTCCTTCCTTTATTATCCGTCCCTCCCAGTCTTGGGCGCATCGGTCATTATCTCCTTCTTCATGGGTTTCACTGCTCCGTGGCTCTACAGGCGAAAACGCTTAGCCTTCTGGCAGATGCTCATCCTCCTAGTGATTGGATGCCTCCTCCCTCACATAGCTGGCATCTATCACCTCATCCTCTTTGCCATCGGATTCATCTATGCCAAGGCAGAAAGATTCATTCGCAAATCTCAAAAACTCAACATTTAACATTCAACACTTAACATTATTATATATAACGGATGCCAGTAGCAAAATCCACATTAAAGGTACGACCTCAGCAGCAACTGTCCGATAAGAAGCTCAAAGAGATTCTAGAGGAAGATAAGAGAAGGCTCACAAGCCTCCTCGCTACTTATCGTCCCATTACTGGAGAGAATGCCCCTGGTCTTCGCTTCGAGTGTGTCATTGAGGATTTCTTGAAGGGCAAGAAACTTTGGCTTCCTGTAGAAATGTTGAAGGAAAAGAAGTTCTGCGCCATCATCAAGTGCGGTTCTATCTCTGCCTTCTGCGAGAAGTACATGGCAGACCTGGATCAAGAAAAGGCTCGGGATGCTGTCTTCCGTTATCTCATCCGTCTGCGCTGCAAGCACGATTTTTATTTCTTCGCCTACGCCTATGCCCGAATCAAGAATAAGGATGGTGGCGATGATATACCTTTCCTTCTCAACCATGCACAGATAGGTCTCACCAAGGATTTCGAACGGCAACGCCTTCATGGTGAGCTGCACAGTATCTTGATTATCCTCTTGAAGTGTCGCCAATGGGGTGGTTCTACTGATACCGAGGTTTACATGTTCTGGATTCAGATGTTCTGGAAGACCAACTGGAATAGCAACATCATCGGTCACCAGTCTTCATCTGCTACCCAGGTGTTCGATATGTACGAGAAATTGGCGAATGCCATCCCTACATGGCTCTACTATGAGATTGGAGAGACTTTCAAGGATGATTCTCGCAAGCTCCGCACATCAAGCACTCAGAACAATATCAAGTACCTCATCCCTCGCTCCTGCAAGATACAGACTGGTTCGGCTCGTAACCCTGAGTCCTGCCGTTCTGCCGATGCAGCTATGGCTCACATCACCGAGGAAGCCTTTTTCCCTAACACTACAGAGTGGACTCCACAGAAGGTTGTCAATGCCGCAATCTCGCCTATCAATGTTACGAGACCTTACACCTTCATCGTGCGAGAGTCTACCCCTAATGGGCGTGAAAATGAGTTTCATGATGAATGGGTGCGTGCCAACTCTTTCGACAAGGACGGCAATCGCCTTTCCATCTATACCCCTTACTTCGTTCCATGGTTCGACATCGAGAAGTATATCCTTCCTTTCAAGTCTGAGCAAGAAAAGATAGATTTCGTTCTTTGGCTCTACAAGAATCGTGAGGATGAGCAATATCATGGCTCTTACTTCTGGTGGCTTTGGGAAATCAAGGGTGCAACCCTCGAAGGCATCCATTGGTATGTGAATGAGTGCAAGAAGTACAGCGACCTGGATGGCATGCGCCAGGAATATCCTTCCGATGACGTGGAAGCCTTCCTCTTCTCCGGCACTACCGTCTTCGACCCTTACAAGTTGAAGGAGATGGAAGAGGACTGCAAGGGCATCGAGCCTATCATGGTGGGCGACATCGAGGGCGATTCCTACGATGCTGCCGACCCTGCTTGCATGAACAACATCCGTTTCGTGGAACGTGCCGGTGGACCTCTCAAAGTTTGGGCTGGACCCGACAACTCCGAGATTGTCAAGCACCGTTACGTTGTAGCCTGCGATATTGGTGGTTCACATAAAACCTCCGACTTCTCCGACATCGTGGTGCTCGACCGCTACGATGAAATCTATGGTGGTGTTCCCGAGATTGTAGCCGAATGGCATGGGCACTGCGATGCCGACCAACTCGCTATGCGTTGCGCCCAGATAGCTCATTTCTATAATGATGCCTTCCTGGTTATCGAGAACAATACCGCTTACTCTCGTATGAACAATACCGAGGGCAACCAGTCTGAGCTGTTCTTCCCTATCCTCATCCCTCTCTACAGTAATCTGTATAGTGCCTCTCAGTCCAAGTTGAAGAAGGTGAAGAACATTGAGACCAAATGGGGATTCAATACTAACAAGGCTACCAAGGTGGCAGTAGTGAAGACCATGGCACGCATCATCCGAGATGGTGGCTATATGGAACGTGAGCTTGCAGCCATTGATGAATGCACCTATTTCCTCTATTACAAGCAGAACGACTGCTATGGTGCCATTGCTGGCAAGCACGATGACCGTGTGATGGCTAGAGCTATCGCCCTCTACGTAGAGAAGGATATGCCAGCACCTGAAATCGTTCCATTCCGTTCAAAGGCAGAGATAGAGCGTGAACGCCTCCGCAACCGCCCACCTGTAGTAGCCGAGCTGTCAGGCATAGGTGGTGGCAGCTAGCCCTCTCCCTGAGCCACCGTTCCAGGCGATTCCATCGCCTGTCCATATAAGTTAACAATTAAAAGTAAAAAGAAAAATGAAACAAAGTTATTCAAACCTGCTGCGTAAGATGCTCATAACCATCTACCAGCCTATTGTTACTCGTATCGAACTCTTCCGCTCCACTCGTATGTGGCAGAAGGGAGTGAAAGCCACCCTTGCCAAGTACAAGGAAGGTGGTGCGCCTCGCTTCTACATGCTCTACGACCAGTCGCACAAGGATTGGGCGATTATGACCTACGACCCCAACCGCAAGGGTATGCTCGCCTACCGTCGCCTAGTCCAGCTTGGCAAGTGGAAGGCAACACGCTACTTCAAGAACGTGGAAGACATCAAGGCTGCCTCCTACTACTACACCCCGTCCAAATGGGGAGCCATCGGTTGTGAAGCCGACAACAAGGTTAGAGCCAAGAAGTTGAAGAAGTGGCAAGACTATTACATGTACCGTGTTTCCGTCCCGATGGAAAAGCTACGCTCCTACAAGAAGAAATATGGTATAGCTTAAGCCCACACAAAACAAAAGGAAGAGAAAGCCATCACGGTTTCCTCTTCCTCATCTTTTTACCTTTAAACTAAAACCTAAAAACAATCTACTAACTAAAAACTTAAGAGTTTATTATGATTCTAAGAACTTTCCTTTTATGTGCCCGATGATGGCAAAGTTGCCAAGTCATTTACACCATCGCTTGCATCTTTCAGATGTGTTGCTGGCGTACCTGTCTGCTGTTGTCCAACTCCTGCTGTAGGCATTTCGCCATTCGCTTGCTGCTGCGCTTGCATCGCCTGTAGCTTCTCTAGCTGTTCCTTGAAGTACTTCTTCATTCTGCTTGTACCAGGGAATTGTCCTACGGTCAGCATCGTATATGGGTCCATCTTACCGCTAACCATCATCTGCCAAGCCATATCGTTATTAGCATTTCTGATAAGTGGACTGTAAGCGTCCAAGTCGATGGAAACATCTAAATCCATATCCCTCATGGTTTCTGGATTGAAATGTGTCTCGAAATCGTCCCCTGTCAGTTTCACGCTGTCCGCTGAGGTGCAAAACTCCTGTATGAGATACAGCTTCTTCTTGGCGATTCTCACCTTGAAGTTATTGAAACTCTCCACAAAATCTTGTATTGTGGTAGAAGAACTTTCCCTTTCCAGTTGGTATTGCTTACCGCTAGTGTTGCGATGAACGCCTTGCAGAGCACCCTGCACTCCTGTACCCTCACTTGCCATGGTCTTGGCGAAGTTAACCATGAAGTCAACTCCTGCCGGAATACTCTTGTTGACCAAAGTCTGCGGTGGCTTGCCTCCATTCTTTGAGTTCCACAAGATGATGCTATCCGTCTTGGTATAGTTCACTTGCATTTCATCGATGCTTTGCTTTTCGCTCAGAGCATTCTCATCCACAAGCATCGTACCCTTGGCACCATTCGCTACAATGAAGTTTATCATCATCATATAGTGGTTCAAGGTACGCTGGTTGTTCTCGGCACGCATCGAGAAACTTCTTACCTCGCCATTCAGGCAAGGATATGCCACGAAGGTATATGGCATAATGGAAGTTCTGAAACCGTCTCTCAGAACATAGTAAGGCGATTCCCTCGCATCCAGCAGATAGCCATTCGGAGTTAGGTATCTTCTGTACCAATAGGTCTCAACCTCATCCTTTATTTCGATGGTCTTAAGCTCTGATGGGTCCACATAATAGATAGGCTCACCGTTCTCATCGAGCACAGGCAGACCGTTCTCGTCCTTCATGATGTTGGCTTCCTCTAGCTTCCGCTTCTTCTCCTCGTAGAAAGCTCGTTGGTCAGGAGAGGCATATCCGCTAGTTCCTGCATCCCAGTCATGCACCCAGATGGCTGGTCTAGTCTCCTTCGTCCATATCTCCAATACCCTGTACTTGCCGATTACCGAAGAATGGGTGAAATCGTCTATCCCTGCATACTGCGCTTCACCATTCGGGTGATAAGTCTGCTCGGGAGCGAAATGATGCTGTGTCTGTAGATATATCTCGCTCAATTTGTCCACCTCAGCCTTGCTTCCATCGGTGAAGGTGGCGATTATCTCTCGCCAAGTCAAATCGTGAGCCTCAGCGATAAATTCTATGTCGCTCAGGTCATACTTGAAGAAAGGTGGCAACGCTATCTTAAAGATGTCCACCATGTAGTCAAAGATGCCATTCTTGCCATCCTTCCTCCCATAGTAGGTTTTCATGCCCACGAAGGCGAAGACACAGAAAGCATAAAACATTCTGGCATCTAGCTCTTGTCGGTCGTTCAAGTTGTCGTTCTGCCGAAGGTATTCATTGAAGAAATTGATATAGTCCTCCTCGTTGGGGTCTACGGCACTGCAAGAGGCTGTACTGCGCTGCTGGCGCACAAGTCCTACGAGAGAAAGCAGCTTGTCACCTATCACATCATATTCCAGTATAGGCATACCCTTCATTTCCATATACTGACGGATGCTTATCTTTCTGCCGTTCCACTCTATCAGTTCTTCCAGCTGTCTGCCCATCACGAAGTCCTGCGCTCGCTTCCACTTCTTTCTCAGCTCTGCGCCATCATAGAAGTATTGGCAAGCCCATTCTATCAGCCGAAGGTTGCTGTCCGTCTGGGCAAACCGCTCCCTGCTCACTCCCTCCAGGGAGTCAGGTCCAGGCTCGGCATAGTTCGAAATATCATTTATAACACGATTATCTGGCATAATTCTTAATTTTTCGCCAAAAATACCGCCTTTTTTTCACTTCTTAGTGATAAGTTGCGCAACTTAACATTACTTTCTCATATTTTCCCCTTATTTTTGTTCCGCAATTCTTTTAAATGTAGAATTTCTAATATATTAGATAGTATGAGTAAATCAATCAATGTTCACGAAGCCTGCGTCATCACCAAGGATGATAAAGGCAACCTCTCCCTGGTAGGCAAGGCGAAAGAAGCCCTCACCACCTTGAAGAAGAATAAGGTTTCCGTCTGCATTCTTCTCTGTGACAACAAGAAGGAGGATGTGGAGAAGTTTCTTAACGACAATAATGTACCATTCTCCTCTATCTACACCAAGGAAGAGACCGACAAGGATGGCAACACAAAGCATGTTGACCCACCAAAGGCAGATGTCACCATTATGCCAAGCTCCAAGGTTATCACCCTTCGAGACGATTGGCAGTGGTGCTTGGATGATATTGCCAGACGCCTTTGGGGAAAGGAAAAGAAGGAGAATCCGAAGAGTGAGCAGCAGCGCATGGACGACAGCATGGCTGATTACATACGCTGGGCAACACCAAAGAAGGCAGAAGCCGACAGCCCCACTCAGATAGGTTAGTCATCGCTCCAACATCTTCAAAATACGATTTTCATTTTTTTACAAAAATATAATTTATTTGGAATTTAGAATTTTACGACTATCAAAAAGGGACTCGCTGTGAAGCAAGTCCCTTTTATTATATACCGGGTTACGAGTAAGCCCTCGTCACTTTTTTTATGCCGGGCTAAAAAGAAAAATAGAACATAAATCAATATTAATCAATCCTATTTCAAGGAAATATAGAATATTTTTCAGAATGGAATGCGCCGGGCTACTCCATTCCATTCAATGTTTTCAGCAGCTCCTTTCTGGTCTTGCGAATCTCCACCATTTTGGCGGCATCGTTCTGACCATCCATTTGCTTCTTGGCTTTGTTCATCTTCTTCTTGGCAGCAGAGATAGCCTTTCTAGCTGCAAACAGTCGCTTGTTGGTCTTGCTGTTCTTGAAGGCGTTTGCCTTCGCCTTGTCAACATCCTTCAAGCGTAGATACTCATCGTAGGTCTCCATCGTTCCGTTCCATACAGCCTGTATTCTCCAGTCCTCTGTCACATCCTCAGATTTCGCCTTCATCAAGTACTTATTTTCAGCCTTTTCCATCTCCTTCAAATCATCCTCCCCATTCAGGTAGCTCTGCACCATGTCCAGTGCCTCCTTCTGGGTGAATGCCTTATACTCGCTTTGAGAGAGGAATTTCTTCATCTTCTGGCGCATCTTCTTCTTTTCCGTGATACTCTTAGCCTCATCGAAGCGTTCGCTAGCCACCTGCAATGAAGTAATGCCATCCTTCATTTCTGCACTCTCCAATGCCTTCACGCTACCGATGGCTGCTTTTATCTGCTCCTCTGGGTCAATGCCATTGCGCTCACAGCTCTGGTAGGTCATTACCACGCCTTCCATGTCACCGCTCAGGATGAAGTCCTTGAAGTAGCTCTGAGCCTTCCAAGGAGAGAATCCCTTTGAGGATGGGAAGAAGAAGTCCACCGCCTTAAACTCCTTGTTCTCTTGGCTCGGAATCAAGAACGGTGCCCAGTAGAGCGCATCCTTGTAGAGCAGACCGATGGTCTTGCCATACTTTCTCTGTATCTCCTGGTCGGCATGGCTGGCTTGGAAGTCGCTCAGATAGTTTATATCGTCCAAGGTCATTCTCACCATTGGGTTCGCCTTGCCTATCATTCGCTGCACCATAGGACCAGGGAACTCTAGTTCACCCTTATGATTAAACAGATACTCTGGCACCTCTCGGAACTGCTTACCATGTCGGATATACATTTCCGTTCCGTCCGCATATCTGCCCATAAAGATTTTGCTCTGCTGTCCTAGGCTGTTTCCCCTCATCAGATAGTCATACCACTTCATGCCATCTGGATAAGCCAGTTCGTAAGGGCTACGGTAGTTAGGGTTGGTCTTCCTCAGCTCCTCAGCCTTCTTGCGCTCCTTCTCCTCGTCCAGGGCACGGAAGGCTGCATTGATACCGTTGGCAATAGCCTCGTAGAACACCATGAAGCCCAATCCATAGCAGAGAAACGAAGAAATCTGTCTAGCCCTTCTGCCCTCGTCTTCTGGAGTAAGATTCTTATGATAGAGTCTCTTGTAATACTCCTTGAAGTTCTCCAAGGTAGCCTCGTTCCATACTGACCCAAAACCTGTGAGTGCAAGGAAGTGGCGAGTAGTAGAAGCGTTCCAGTCTGGTGAAAGAAGAACTCTTCCTGCATAGCGCAAGGTTCGATGGCTGGCACCAAGTACATCCCAGTGCTGACCGCCAAACATATCGTTCACAAACTGACCGTCCTCGTCCAAAGCCCGGCTCAGTTCCTCCTCAGTCCATCCCTTCTTCTTGGCACGTTCCTTGGTCTTGTCTGCCCTCATCCGGTAGGTCGCAAGTTTCAGTCCGTCATGGAGGAAATCCCACAAGGCTCTATCCATGCCCTTGTTAATGAGCGAAAGCATCTGCGTTGCCACCTTCAAAGGCATAGTAGCCAAAGCCACCGTTCCGGAAATTCCATTTCCGTCCTTCAACTTCTCCTGCACCTTCATCATCGCATCGCGCATATTGTCAAACATGTTCTGTACATCCGCTGCTGCATAGTCGTTAGTCGCTCCAAACTTCACCAAGTGGGTAGCAGCCTCTTGGAAGTCCTGCGGATTGGCAAAGCATGGCAGCTGATGATTCTTCATCGTATCAGCAAAAATGTACTTCATAAAGTTGGCGAGTGCCTTCTTAGGTCCATACTCCACCATGTTCTGCACCATATACACCTCGGTCAGTGCTCCTGCATGGAATCCACTGAAGCCAAGCTCCAACTTCTTCATGCTCGATGCCAATGTGTCAAAAGCCTTCCAGAAAGGAGTTGACTGATAGGTATCGAATACAACTCCGAATCTATCTCCTGCACTTGCCTCCGAATAGAGCACCTTATCCTTGCCGGTGATAGGGTTCTTCACCTTCATTTGCTTTGGCGATACATTATATACCCATACAGGACCCACACCTGGAATCTCGAAGTATTTGTATTGCTCCAAGTTGAAAGGTGCAACCGAAGAAAGCAGTGGGTCAGAAGAAATAATCTCTCCGTCCTCGTTGCGCTCGATTACGTTCAGTCCGCTCACCTCTTGGAGCATCGTCTTGTTAGCCCAAGCCTCGATATTGCTTCTGCTGTAGTAAGCCATCATCTTCGTAATGTCAGTAGTTTTTGGCACAAGTCCGGCATAAACACCTTCCATCAAAGTGCTGATGGTTCGCTTCTTCTCATTAGGGCTCTTCGTGCGCTGTCTGTTCTCCACAAAGGTAGCATACGCATTAGGGTCTGATTTTTCTTTGTCCCAAATATGGTTTACATAGTCCACATTATAGCCAGTGCCCGCTTTCAAAGTGCGATTATCCATCAACCAGTCGTAGGTATAGTTATACCAGTCACGAATGGAATCAATGGCAGCCTGCATTTCAGGAGAAAGTTCCTTATAATTGATACGTCCAGGCACTACCCTCTGTTTTACGAGTTTCAAAACATGTTTACTGAGGATATCCGTTCCGTCAATAGGAACAAAACCTTCCTCGCCCTGGTGATTGGCATTGATAGCCTGTGCCATCTTGCTTGCCACCTCGCTCACTGCCTGAGGATTATCGTATACTTCTACCTCCTTGCCTTTTTTTATCTCTGTATGTTTCTTGGCTGTCTCAACAATCAAGTCTGTCACGTATGGCTGGATAGCCTCAACATCAGCTGGCTGAATATGGATATGTCCCTTATCAAAAGCACCAGTGGCATTTAAGTTCTGAGCCATGTCGCGCAAACGTCTAGGAGCTTCTATTATATAAGGTATAGTCTCAGCCAGTTTTTCTGCCCGGGTTTTCTTTCCCTTGTAGTCAGAGAGCAACTTGTCAAACACACCGCTACCAGCCATCTTCTCTATTCTGTTCTTCACGTCATTAATATAGATGGCATCATCCGCACTAGCCTCCTCCATGTTCTTGCGTCTATGAATCACGGCATGCTTCACGGTCTTGGCAGCACCCTCCTTGCTCACGTCAGTACTCGTCACCTCAGCCAAGTCCTGCATCACCTGCTGCTCCAGGTCATCAGCCTTCGGATTGGTCTCTGCCGGATAAATCTTACCCTCATACAAGTCCAGGTCCGCCTGCTGCTGCTCCAGCAGCTCATGTCTGGCCAGCCAGTCCTCATACTTGCGCTTCACCTCCTCCTGCTTGCTCTTCTCAAAGTCAAACATATCAGGAATAGGGTCTTCCTCATCCTTCATGGCATCCTTCCACTTCTCGTAGTCATGAATGCGGGTCATGTAGGCATCATCCGTCTCACCTTTCATTCTGACAGGCATACCAGTAGGCTCCTCCCCGGCAAGATGGTGTCTGTCACGCCACTCCTTGTTGAGCAGTTCCCATTCCTTCTTGCCAGCCTCATCCTTATCAATATCATAGAACATAGGTGGCTCTGGGTCTTCCGTGTCCTCTCGGGCTTCCTTCCATCGCTTCCATTCCATCACTCGCTTCATGTATTGGATGGCACTCTCGCCCTTCTTCTGTCTCGGCTTGCCCTTGCCGGCACCATCAGCTAGCGCATCCTTGATTTCGGCATTGCTAGCCTGTGCCATCATAGCCTCCTGCTTCTCCTTCGGCATATTGTCCCAAACGTGGAGAGCCTTACCAGCCTTCATTAGGTAATATCTCAAATCCTTGTCGTTCAGAAGTCCAGGCACACGGATGCCAAGTTTCTTAAGCACCTTGATGAGATAATGCTTTATCTTAGTCCACAGAGAAAAGTCCTCCGCTGTAGTTGGACCCTCCTCGGCAAGATGGGCGATATACTCCTGCGTGCCGATATTGATGCGGTCAGGATTGTTCCAACCTGGATCATACTGATGAGCGAAGTCGAGAATCTTGCCCCTCGTCTTCTTATCTACAGACTTATATACGAAGTCCGCAAACTTTCTCACGCCCTGCTCACCACCAAGCAGCACTTCCATACCCTCATGTCCTATCTTCTCATGGAAGACGGTTCTCTGAGCCTCATCGGCATCAGCACAGTTAGGCAGATAAACATGAACCGTATGCGTAGTTGGGTCATACCATCCGGTAGCACCATTCTTCACATCACTCAGATAAGCATCAGGAACCTCATCCACAGAAGTGTAAACCGTAGCCTCAGCACCACCCAGTTTGTTGGCAGTGTTCACCACCCGGTCACTCACCTGTTTCTGCTTGTCAGCATCCCAGTTATTCTTAAAGATAGAGCTGCCAATTCTAGCCAGCACATTTCTGCCGGATAAGTCATCCTTATTCAGCAGAGGAGCAATCACGCCCTTGGTCAACTGCACTGGAATACCATTGCCAATGATGGTATGCGCCAAAGATTCCGTCTTAGGCAACAGATAGTCATCGCCCAGTCCGGTTATTCTAGCCAATACTCTGCCATCAGCACGCAATACCTTTCCACCCGGCATGATAATCACGTCTCCGCTCTTGGTTCTCAGCGTTGGCAGAATCTCATCCCCATAGGCATGAGGTATCTTGCCATCGGCATAGGCACTGCCCATTACGTAAAGAGGCTTCTCCACCTTCTGCCAGTCTATACCGTCAACTTTCAATCTGGTGTCCATCCATGGTGCCACACCGTTTTTCTTCTCCGTCAGGGTAGGAAGAATATCCTCCACAGCCTCTAGCCATCCACCCTTGCGTGGTTGCTTCTTAGGCTTCTCCGGCAGTTCTCCGTCCTTCACGGCTCTAACAATCAGTCGCTCCCTGCTGGTATAACCACCAAAATCTGCGGCATTATAAACGTCAGCATCCCATTTGTAGCCGTTCTTATCCAGCGCCTGGGTGATAATCTTCATCGCCTCAGAGTCCTTGTAGCCCTTCACGTTCTCTATAGTCACCACTCGTGGCTTCACGGCATCAATGAAGTCGGCAGTACTCTTGGCAGTCTCCTTGTCAAGCTCCACCTCGCCCCCATTGCTCTTTGCCTGAGAATAGTTCTTGCATACAGGCGAAGCATGGAAATACTCCACCTCACCATCAATATGCTTCACCAGTTCCTTAGGGTCCACGTCTCTCACGTCAGCCGTAACAATATGCTGTCCGAAGTTGTTGCGATACACGCCACTTATCTTTCGGTCATACTCCACAGCCACCACTGGGTCGATAATGCCCTTCAATCCCTCTTCAACCAGACCACCACCACTAAAGTAGGTGCCAGCCTTCATCAGCGAATCAGGATGCTTCTGCAACTTCTGCTCCAAGATAGGAGATTGCGCATTTTTACCGTACACCTTGGAATAATGCACACCATCATTCTCACCACCTACGATTCTGCCTCTGTTATCAGTCTCCACAAACGGCACACCTCGCTTCTCCAACTCTTTTCTCAGACTTGGAGTAACCACATTCGAAGGCATAGTGATATTCTTGCCCTTGAACATATCATTAACGATAACATCAGCCACCTCGCTGTCAGGCACAATACGCACAGGCTTATCCCAACGAGAAAGCACCACCTTGCGCTTGCCTGTCAACTGTCCTTGGATGATACCAGCCTTCCACTCTACTTCGCCCACGGCATCCTTGGCTTTATCAGCCTTGTAGCCACTGGTCAGCTCGCTCTTTGGCACCTCAACCTCTACCGTCACGATATTAGGGCGATTCTGAGCCTCGCTAAACTGGTCATTCAGTGGAGTGCGAGAAGTATGAAGGTAAGGATTGTAAGCAGCCTTAAGCGATTTACCATTACCCTTGTTGAGGGTAAACATACCCTTATCATCAGCAAGTTCTGGTCGCTCATCTGCCTGTTCCCACTTACCGAGTTCGATAGGTTCCACAAACTTGCCCTTCACCTTTGCAGCCATCGGTGGATAGAGTTTTCCATCCTCGCCTACCTGCATGGCACGGTAAACCTTCACAGTGTCTTCCTTATCCAGCTTCTTAATGGTATCAGGGTCTTTCACGATGCTATAGCTAGCATCATTACCATTCATCACGATTTGCTCATCACGGTTCACATCCTCCGTCTCGGAAGCTAACGAGTTTCTGCGCTCCTCATCGGTCATACCCAAACGCTTCTGTACGTTACGAGCCTCAACCTCACCAGCCAACTTTCTATATTCCTTGTAAGAATCAAAGTCTGTACGTTGGAACCTATCCAAACGGAAACGCTTAATGGCATCATCCATACTTCTGTCTGCATAGCCACGTGCGAAGTAGTTGAATCCCTTAATTCGGGTTTCCTTGTCAGGAATGAACTCAGGCATATCCATGTCCTTATATTCTTGGATAAGAGCTTTCTCTACCTCAGATTGGTTGTACTCACCACCCATTTCCTTGGCTTTCTCTTCCAATTCAAAGGCATAGGAACGTGCCTTCCATTCAGCCTTAGCAGCATTGAAATCTCTCTCCACCTGCTCTGGTGTGCCACCATGCGCAAACCCCTCTTCATGCTGAATTACGTGCTGAATTTCATGATTCAGAATGCTATTCAGATACTTTAATTCATCCGCATGAATGGTTATAGTCTTTGTTTGTGGATTGTATTCCCCATTTGAAGGCATGTCATTCATTACTGCATCAGTATGGATTTTAATATTTTTCAACTGAGGATAAGCCTCAAAAAGCTTTGGCGCATCCACAGCATCTTCCAACTTACCATCAGTCCAAAGCATATCCTCTTCAAAACGCTTAACGATATTTCCACCACCTACATCGATGGTGTCCTTTATCTTGGCATCAGGCATTTCGTATCTCCACTTGCCATCTACACCTTTCTCCCAACCTGTAGCCATCTTGATAATCTTGGCATTCTTTTTTGACACTTCCATCTGCTTAGCCACATCCAGGTTATCCATGCGGATAGTTTGCTCCTCAGCCTTATCAGCCTCAGCAGCTCCCTTCTCTCCAGCAAACATGAAGCGAATATCGCTCTTGCGAGAATTGAAACGCTTAGAAGGAGGAATAACGTCACCCTCATCATCATAGGTAACAAGGTCGTTCAACTTTCTATTATTCTTGGCATTCTTGTATTTATACTCCTTGCCATCATCAAAGCCAAACTCGTTTGCGTCATTACCATCCCACCACAGTTGAGTAGCCGGAACTTCGTCTTCAATGATACGATATTTGCCATCCAGTCGGTTCGTTCCGTGCATTTCGGCATATTTCTTAGAAGGAGTAACCCAGTCACCATTACGCAATTTTCCTTCTTTCACAGAAGTTGGAACAGCACGATAAACCTTTACCTTAACATCCTTCTCGCCATTCTTAATGGCATCAATAGCCGTATTGATGGCTTTCACAGATTCCAATCCATGAGGAGTGTTCTGCGAATAACGCTCAGGGTGAGAGAAGTAATCATCCGGCTGAGGAGTGTACCCCAAAGCCATATCCTCCAGGTTCACATCCGAGCCACTGGATTCCCAATCGTCACGTCTCGCCTTGTCACTTTCATATCCAGGGTTTCCCGGTGCAGCCCACGCACCTACACCTTGATATGCGCTTTCGGTATCATCATAGCCCTTGCGTCTGGCAGCTTCATCAAGCATTTTCCTGGCTGTAGCATCATCACCCTTAGCAAGAGCATCCATATACTGCTTGTCAAGTTTATCATCAGGAATCAAAGAAAGTTCCTCCAAGTGCTTTTTGCGCTTGGCTTCCTCTTCCTCAGCTCTCTTTCTTGCAGCTTCCATGGCGTTACGCTGCGCCTCCATCTGCTGCTTGCGCTCCTCTATCATGGCATCAACGTCACCAAAGTTCTCCTTCAAGGCTTCATTTACAGGCTTGGTGTACTTAAGAAGTTCCTTGAAAGAGGAAATCTTATCTTCATTTGCCTGCAACAGATGGCGTTTGATATTGGCTCTGGCACGTGCAGCCTCAGCAGTAGACCCCTTCTTAATAGCATTGGCATACATTGCCACATCAGCCTCATCAACCCCAAATTGCTGAGATACAGCTTTTATTTTATCCTCCACAGATAAATTTCCACCATTTTCCTTGGTGATTTCAAAGGAATTGCGTATCTTTGCATCGCTATGAGGATTCAGGACGCTATCCTTTCCGCTTGGGTTATTTGCGGATGGAGTTAATGCCGAACCTTGATTCTCGCCCAAGGAATTAGAATCGCCTCTGAAACGATTCCATAGCATTTTTGATTCCGTCAATTCTTTCAACAATTTTGAAGGCTCTATTTGATGGGCACTGATTGAAACTTCATCCTCGCCTTGCTTTACGGTGATTGATTCAAAGTTCAAAATCTTTGTTCCGTCTACTTTCTTGAAAGACTTTACAAACAGATACTTGGTCTGTCTTTCTGCACCTTCTTTAGGAGCAGGCTTCTCTAAGATAACATCTGGACGCTCCAAGGTAGGTTTCAATAGACCAAATCGTTTGATTCTGTCTTCTCTACCAGCCTTTTTATATTGGTTTTCACCTAACTTGATGCTACCTATTGGTGTATTGACACGACCATCCTTGCCGAAATCCTGTAACCAGTTATCCTCTGTATGTTCGAGGATTCTTTCAGGCTCGGCATTATCAGCCATCTGCTGGCGTAAAGACACTGCTTCGTCCTTGGTCATTTGACCTTTCAGCACGGTACGTGGGTCCACTCCCTGCGCCAAGTCTCTCAGCACAAGGTTACGAATATCCTCCAAGGTCATTTTCTTGATGTCCTCTGGCTTCCACTTCGTAAATGTATCAAGAGTCCAATACCAGAACTTCTTCAACCAATTCTTCAATCGGTTGATGATAGTAAGCTCTTTAGCGGTGTCTAACGGATTTTCCTTAATGGCATCCTTCGCCATCTGTTCCAAGATGGCAGCACCGTCCTCACCGGTCAGACGAGCAAAAGCCTCATCGCAAATCTCATCATCGCTCAGATGCTTATAGTTAGGGTCCTCCTTCAAATCAGCAAAAAGTTGTGTCTGCTTAATCAACTCATCGCCATGGGCAATAAGCTCCGGATTCATTTCCTTGGCAGAAGTGCGCCAAAGATGCTGATACTCATGGATAGGAGTATTAGGATTCAGATGCTCCTGGTTCAGCACAATCTCCTTGCCATCAGTGTAGCCATAAACCACACCCTTATTCTGGGCAAACTTGGTATGATCAACTATTTTCATATCCTCAGGCTTGAAGATAACATAGTTGGTATCACCTTCCTCTGCACCACCAAAGTTACGACCAGCTTTATACTTGATGCCAGTGTAGCCAAGAGAAGACAGAAACTTACTAACTGCACGACTAGCATTTACATCTTTCCACTTCTTTGTTTTTCTTAAAGCATACATTAGAAAATCATAGGAATTACCGCCAAATGAACCATCAAAAGAAAAACCACGCTTTTTAAAGTCGGCAAAATCTATTTTTAATCGCCTTAATTCTTTAATAATTGTATTCTTCTGTTTATCTGTCAAAGGAGCATCCCAATCCAGATAGTTGCTGCCATTATCATCAGGTATATCTACCTCATAGAGATTATGATATGGCTCAGCCAACTTCTTCATTTCATTGTAGTAGTCAATCTTTTCCTGCTCTGTAAACTTGTCATTCATGGCTATTTGCTTATCACCATGCAGGAATGATTCTAGAGTAGGATATTTCTTGGCGAACCTTGTACCATTGGAATGCTGAATGCGATAATATGCCCTAGAAGGGTCATTGTCCATCAGAGTAGCATAATTCTTTCCAATCTTCTTAGATGATGTAACATAGCCACCCCAACCAAATGCTTGTGAACCTTCACCCTCACCCATGTGGTTGAAGTCAAACTCAGAAAAACTAGCACCAGTACCATGATAAGTACGCAAGAATCTCACTCCAGGCTGTACAATAGCCTTCAACTGTCTATCCAAATCCTTATATCTAGCAAACAAGGAATCAAGCTTATCTTGATATTTCTCAATAGCCTTATAATCAAACTCCCTCCAAACATCATCAGGAATATCGTTTTCAGAAGCCAGTCCATGCTCATCCATGTACTCCTTCATCAACTGATTTTGATACTCCTTACGTTCCTGCCCGGTTGACTTATAAGCCTCCTCAGTCTCCTTAATCTGCTTCTTCAATTCATCCTTCTTACTAGTCTGAGCAGCTATCTTATATGGATCAAACTCCGAAGGGAAAGAGCCAGTAAGCCCAGCCACATTGTCCTCAAAGCTCTTGTCGAGATTGAAAACCTTGTAGTTTCCCCACATCAGCCTATTCAGGTAGGTACGTTCCTTTCTTGCCAGTTCCTGCTTCTGATAGTACTCCGGCATCTTATTCGGATTGCTCATATCCACCACGGCATACTGCGCCCATTTGTTTGGTCGCAAATCCTTGGCAAAGTTATAAGCATTCTCGGCAGCCTGCTTCTCCTCAGGAGTCTTAATCTTAAATCTCATTTCAGGCTGATTCAGCAGCATGGCAAGATTCAGATTATCCTGCGCATCAGCCACCTTCTCCATCTCCTCGTTGCTTATCACCTTCACAGGTATTCCAGCCTTCTTAAGCATAGTAGAAACGGCATCGTAAGCCACCTTCTGCGCCTCCGTCATTTCCGAAGGCTTCACCTCCTTCACATCGCGAGCAAATTTTGCCTGTTCCTTCTGCACCATAGCATACTCCGCAAAAGGCTTAGTCTTGCGGTCAGAAGACTCCAGCCACTTGTCAAAGGTAGCCTTAGGCACAGAAGTAACCTTACCAAGTCCCTTCCAGCCTTTGGAATAGTTGGCAAGATAAGCCTCAGTAGCAGCCTCCTCAGAAGGATAGCCATACATCACCTTATGCTCGTCAAACTCACCAGTCTCTGGGTTCACCTGGTCAACAACATAAACGTTACCATCATAAGAATCAAGGTCAGCAGCATCATTGATGAACATGTCGATAGGGTCACCATCCACGCCAATCTTGCCCAAGATATAGCCATAAGTATCGTGCATGGTCACGCTCCAAGGCTTGCCCTGCTCGTCCTTACCGCTACGTGTTGCGCCCTTCGGTGTCTCTACAGTAAAGTCATAGCCACCAAATGACAAATGTCCCTTCTTATAGTTACCTGCCTTCTTCTGAGCCTCAGAAGGGTTAGGCTCAGTCTCGGCAATGGCATTCTTTAAACGTTCTCCGAAGGATGCTTCTTGCGGTAGATGTGGAGTTCTATCAGCTGAGCCTTCGCCAGATGCCAAGCTGCTAATCTCTTGTCTCCCTTCGCCTGTGCTATTATGTAACGCTCCAGTCTCGGTCTCAGCAGATGCTTCTCTGCTACCACCTTCTTGGCGATTGCGATTTCCTTCATCAACTCCTCTCCGTGAAGAGTCGCTACCCAGGCTACTGCCTCCTCCATATCCTTCTTCATTGCTTCTGTCATCATAATCTGCTAATTCTGGTAAAATTGATTTGACATATTGTTTGTACTCTCGTTCACGATTCTCAATCTCCATCATGCGGTCATATTCCATACCAGCAATATGGTTAAGTTCGTTTTCTGACGGCAAAGGTACAGAATTATCTTCAAGATAAGCATAATAATCTGGATTTTCTGCCTGTCTTTCGATAATTTCACGCTCTTTCTGTGCCTCATAATACTCTTCCTCGCTTGAAAGTTCCTCCTCTGCTGAGGCAATTCGGTTCATAAGTGCCACGTTACGCATATCCTTCACGTTGTCGTAGGACTTGAACATATCGAGCAAGGTGTTTCTCACATCTTGGTCAGAATATCCCATATCCTGCAAGTTTACAGGAAGGTCATTGTACACTCTCACGGCAAACTCGTTAAGCGACAAACCTGTGCCTTTCTTGGCAAGGAGATAATTGAATTTATTAGAATCATATCCCTTACCAATACCATATTTGAAGTTATCCTTGCCCAATTCCGCTTGAAGCGATTCGGCATTCAAGCTATGAGGGCTTAATGCTTCCGACACAGCCTCCTCCAATGTCTGAGGCGTTAAGTCCATAACATCAATAGAAGCATCCTTGTATATCTCTTTGATTGACCCAAGGTCATTCTTCTTCAACGCATCAGCCACAAGAACCTTGCGCTGCTCAGAAGGAGTCAATTCTTCCATCGCCTTGGCTCTCTCCTCCTTATTCTCTGCACTATATAGAGTATTGAGCAACTTATCCTGTGCCTTCAAATCCTTTGCCGATGCAGAGAGATTAGCCTGTCTAGCCTCCAACTGCGCCTTGGTAGTGTTCAATTCTTTCAACTGGTCAGCCGAATAATCAATATCACCATTCATATATTGCTCCAGGGCTTCATTAATATCATCTATCTGTGGCTGCACTTCATCGTTCTGAATATGATAGATGCGCTTACGCTCAGAGGCAATATAATTGCTAGCCTCATCCATGGTAGGATATTGCTTCTTCAATTCTTTATTGTCAAGCACAGCCACCTCACGCTCATCCGAAGGACTGCCAACACTATAGTCCACACCTGCCTTCTCGATTTCAGCCTTGCGCTCATTCTTCAAGGTTCTAGCCTCCTCTGGAGTCATAACCTCCTTGCGGATAGCATTCCAGTTCTTATAACGAGTTTCAAGGTCGGCAATCTGCTCATTAACAAGTGCCAAGTCGTTCTCCACCTTCTGAGCCTTCTCTGGGTCCAAGTCGGCATTGAGAGATAGCCAGTCCTCATATTCAGATGCTGCCTTTCTCTTGTTATCCAACTGTTCCTTGATGTCAGAACGGCTACCACTGATAAGGTTCATCAGTTTACCATGGTCATTGCCAAATTGCTCCTGTAGATACTCAGCTGCCACCTTTGGCTCTGTGTCCTTAGAGGAATAATCAGGCTGTCCCATGCCCAAGCCTACGATACCTTCATTATATCGTTGTTTCTTATCTGCCTCAGCCTTGGCTGCATCATCGTTGGCACGCTGTGCGTCCTCGGCATCCAGCTCTGCACCAATAGAGGCATCGAGGGCGTTCTGTCGCCAAGTATTAAACTCGTCCTTGGTCAGTGCGATATTGTCCTTGCCATCAGAAAGCACAATCTTGCCATCCTCGCTATATCCTGCAAAGGTCATTTGCATTGGTTCGTCACCTGCTTCCATGGCAACCTCCACGGTGTCGCTAGGCTTCAACCCACTGCCATCATACTGGGCAAAGAACTGCTGCTGTCTAGCATTCTTCTGCTCAGTAACCTGCTGATTGATGTAATCATCCATAGGAATAGGCGTGCCCACTTCCTTGATTTCGGCACTAGAAACCTGCTTGATGGCAGGATTTCCATCCTCATCAGGAACAACCACGAAGCCCCCACCATACTCATTGGCTTTCTTCAAGAATACCTGTTGACCTGTAGTAAGGGTAGCTGGAACGATATTTCCGTCTTCCGTCTGATAAGTCCAAAGAAGCTCCTTCAAGGCATCACCATAGCCATCATCAGCATGTTGCAGAGCATCATAAACGCCCTTCTTGGCATCCTGTGCCTCCACATACTTACGCACGGCATCCTGTTGTGCTGTAGTCATTGAGTTGGCACGCTGAGCCACAAACTGCTCCATGTCCTTTCCTTCCTCGTATGCCTTCACCACCACATCCATCATAGCCTCATTATCGGCAAAGGCACGCTTCAATCTAGCCTTCGAAACATCATCATTATGGTCAATCGCTTTCAAACCCTCAACATCCCCATTCTGGTAGGCATTCTGTCCCATCACATAGGCATTAGACTTACTTTCATTGGAAGCGGCATTAGCATCAGAAGGGCTAGCACCGTTCTCCACCGAAGGTGTACCCTCCACATTTGAAGGCGTTTCACCCCCAACTGGAGGCGTTGGCGGTTCTGTTGGTGGAACATCAGAAGGAACAGAAGCATCTACAGGCTTTTCCGCTGTAGCCTCAGCATTCTCAGCCGAAGCACCACCTTCTTGTGTGGCACCAGGCAGTTCACGCTGTCCCTCAATCAAGTTTTGATTCATCTGTTCCTTTGCATCGTTCATTTCTCGTTTCAGCACGATGTCGTTATAGAGCTGCTTCTGGTATTCCTCCATAAGTTTCTGCTGTTCGGCAGTTCGAGACTTGCCATCACCCTCTAGAGCCTTGCGAAGCGTACCATGCTCCACACCTTGCGAATCCTCGAAGGTGCGCACATACTCCTTCATGATAGGGCTATTCTCGAAAGCACTATCATAGAAGTGGCGATAACTGTTCACCATCTGCTGCTCCTGCTCGGTCAGTTCCATGCCCTTCTGCTGTTTCTGCATGATGTCACCGATGGCACTGGCATTCTGATGAAGATAGATTGCAGCCTTATCCTCGTCATTCAGTTGCTCACCTGCGGCATACCTATCCCTAGCTTGCTCATATACAGTGTTCAGTCTGTCCTGCAAGGCATCGGTATGGTAAGCCTTTTCATACTCAGAAGTGATATTCAGCGACTTCTCGAAGTCTAGCTTCTTCTCTGCCTTCTGAGCCTCTTCAAGCGAAGAATACTCTTTGCGGTCGATGATGCCACCATCCTTATTCAAGGTTTCGAGATATACTTTGCCATCATTATCCATTGGCTGCACGATGATAGAGTCGATAACTGGCGAGAAGGAAGAAGGGCGTTTTCCTTCCACCACAGCCATCATCTTTGCCTTCAATACCTCTGGCACGCTCTTATCGTTCATCAGGTTCATGTACTTATCAGTGAGTTGCCCCATCATCTGCACACCTTCACCATCTGCACGATAACCATTGATGCCCAACTTCTCGAAGGCATCACGCAAATCATCATAGCCGAATCTCTTCAACTCGGCAATATCTTGGTCGTTGAAGTCAAACTTGCGGTTAAACTCCTTGGCATCCTTGAATCGGGCATACTTGCCCACCATACCAGGAAACCCGATGGAAACAAGATTAGCCATACTCTCCAAAGCACTCTCGGCAAAGTCCTTGCCTGTAGGCTTGAAGTTCGGGTCGTGCGCCATACGCTCCAACATCTGCTGACCGGTCATAATGCTAGAGTCCACCACCTTGCCACCTACATCAGCAAGAACATTGGTAGCCAAGCCTCTGCCCTTGCCTACCATGTTGGCAATAGTACAACCTTGCATAATGGCACCTACGGCACTCTGCTTAACCACCTCGTCCAAAGTATTGGCAAGAATCTTGCCCACAGAAGGATTGTAAACCTTGCCATTCTCATCAAACTGACCTGTACGATAGATTTCATCAATAGGCTTGGAGATAGCAGCCTGTCCGCCAAATGTTAAAGCACCATGGGCTGCACCAGTCTTCAACGCCATTCCCTTACTCTTACCAATGAGAACCTTGGCTGCACGCTCTGCCATCTTGGCTTCCATGCCCTTAGCCATCAAGTCGCTAGCCAGTCTGCCCTCAGCCTTGGCAAGCATACTCTTGGTTACCTTGCCACCTGCGGCACCAGGAAGCCAATAACTCCAAGCATCCCCTGCAAAGGTCAACGCTCCACTGCCTACACGCTCCCAGAAGCCAGGCTGATATTGTTGATTGGCAATATCCTCCAACCAGTTCTGATAGTCGGTCTGTACCAACTTTCGTGTTATCTTGCCCACTATGGTATTACCCAAGCCAGTATTCATTATATACTCTGCACTACCCTTTGGTATCATATTCTTCACCTCCAACTGATTGAGCTGAGCCTTCAACACTTCATCAATCATCGGCTTAAACTGCTTAGGGTTTCCGCTCAGAGTTCCATTCATGCCATATCGCTGCATCACCTTGAAGGCAGCATTGCTCATATCGTTCAGAAACTGAGGATTCTTGTAAAGACCATTAAACTTCTTCTGCAATGCACTGAGAGTTTTCTGAGGGTCTTTGGCTTGATTAGCCTCATACTGAGAAGCGATGGCAGTACCAAGGCGAAGACTGGCTGGAATATTCTGACTTCCTTCCATACCTTCATTAAAAGCCTTACTTCCTGCCTCCTGCGCCTTGTTATACTCATCCACCACAGAAGGGTTCACATACTTGCTAATAACATCTGAAAGCGCATCATTGATGTCTTGGTTCATCAGTCTGTCCTGTACATGCTCATCGTGAGAATAGAGGCGAGTAGCGATGCCTTCAGCGATGTTTCGATAGTTCTGCCCATACTTCTGCACAAGGTTTTCAACCATGGCTGGCTTCAAGTAGTAAGCCACATAATCATCATAGCTTATACCCATAGCCGAAGCCTCCTGCTTCAACTTATCTTGCACATCATGGCTATACCATTGAGCCTCGATATTCTTTTCGGCATCCTGTACTGTATCATCTGCCAAAGCAGAAACAACCTTATTGGTTACTTCAATGGCCGAACGATTAGCATATCTGTTCTGCGCACTACGAGTAGCTTCAAGAGCCTCATCTGGATTCATACCGTCAGCTTCAAGGTCAGCCACGAAGTTCTCAAAATAGTTGCCTTCCTTATCTGGTCGCTTCTTCCAATCTTCAAGATAGTTAGCAAACTTGGCATCCATCAAAGTATTGTCGTTCACTACGCTAGGGATAGAAGGAGCTGGCTGCTGCATCGGCTGTGCTTGCTGCTCATTACCACCAAGAAGCATACTGGTAATCATGCCACCCATTTTCTGCTCTCTGCCGATATTACCTGCATCCACCTTCGGCATCATGCCGAGTGCTTGCGAAATCAAGCTAGGCTTCTTTAGCTCACCTCGCTGATACTCATCATTCAGCTGTGCCAAGTCCTTGAAGTTGCCCGGCTTATTGTCTGGAGAATTGTAAGCATCTATCACTTCTTGCGGATATTGAGTCTGTTCTGTTCCCTGAGAAGGTGAAGAAGGAGAAGGCTTCTTGCCTACCTCATTGATAGGGGTAGCGTTTCCACTGGTATCATACCAAATGTAACCTTGTTTACGATATTCCCCCACATCCTCGATAGGCACATCCACCTTCTGCTTCTTATCGTCAAACATGGTGATATAGCCACCCTCGAAGTCCTTGGCGAAGTTATCCATGCCTCGCTGCTGAACAACCTCGTCAGGGATGTCATACTCATTGTTGTCCTTATCCCATACGTGATAAGTCAACTTAGATTTGTTGTCTTTGTCTGCCATATATTATGTTATTTTCTTTGATACTTAGAATAATCTACCTTTGTGCTCGAAGTCCCCTTCGTTGGTTTTCCACCATAAGGGCGAACGGTTCGCTTCTTTCCCTCCTTAGCCATCTTAGCCCTAGCATAAGCGGATGCCTGTTGGCGATTGTACTTGTTAGCCCAAGTTCCACCTCTTCCATCAGTATTGCCACCGATATTCATACCATTGTGTGTAGCCCATTCATTCACATGCTTCTTGAAAACAGGGTCGTTCACATAGTTGGTATTGAAATCGTCCGCTTCCTTATCGGCTTGGTTGCCTCGGTTTGCCTTCTCGGCCTCAGCGTTAATCTTCCTTACTTGTGCTTTCTTCACAGTCACACCTGCGTTATGGTCGGCTGCTCCTGCATTGGCGTTGTTTGCTTGGGCGGTAAGCAAGTTACTCTTCTTTCCTCTCAGTTCGTCTTCCGTCTTGGTCTTGGCGGTAGAAAGACCAGCTGCTGCATTAGAAGCTGCTTGCCTAGCCTGTTCGGTCTTCACCTTTTCAGGTGTCAAAGCATCCTCCTGTGCCTTCTGCGAACCACGATAAGCAGCAAGGGCATCATTAGCCTTGGCTGCTGCCTCTGCTTGCATCTGAGCTTGCTTATTGGCTCTATCCTTCCAGATATTCGCCATCATCTGGTCATATCCTTTCTGACGAAGGGCATCAGTGCCTTCCCTCAGCTTTCGTTGGCGTTCCGTCAATGCCTGGGCTGATTCTACCTTCTGCTCAGGAGCACCGATAGCTGTGCCGAAGAAGTTGCCGATATGTTGGAAGAGGTTGCCTAACTGTTCCCATTTGGCTTGCCTCTCGGCTTTCTTCTGCAAAGCAGCATTGGCTACTACAGTCTTATCCACATCACCAAGAGATTGAAGCCATGGCATAAAAGAAGCCCAATCGCCATTGCCATTCTTCTCGAAGTCCCTCATGATGTCATAAGGCTTCATCTGCTGCAAGAGAGGATTCTGCTCTATATCGGCATAAGGTTTGCTCCAATCAATCGAAATACCTTGGTTTGGAGTTACCTCGGTTACTTCCTCAGTAGGTTGCTGAGTGAAGGATGGCTGATTACCAACCACCAATCCATTTGTATCTATTGGAGCTGTTGCAGTTGTAGAAATAGCTTGTGCTGCTGCACTATCCCCACTTGGCGGTGTCGGTGTCTGCACAGAAGAAGTAACAGGCTCAGATGGTGCTGACTGCCCATCACCATTGGATGGAAAATCGGTTATAGGTGTCACAGCCGTAGCTGGACGCTTTGGAGTTAAATCGTCACTCATAAATCCCATATCTACCTCCTTTCCTTACCACGGCAAACTACTTGCAGCACTAGCCAAACCACTAGCTGCACCTTGAATGGCTTGCGCCTGAGCCAAACCCTTTTCCTTCTTGGCGGTAGCAATGTAGTTGGTCATTTGGTCTATCTGAGAATCTGCGGTGTTCCATACATTCTCTTTCTGTTGGGCACCTTGCACAGCAGCTTGTTGAATCATGTTGCCCACTTGCTCATTGGCTGCTTGTTTGCTCAGTGCCACAGATTCATCACTACCACCACTCACGATGTTGGTATTCTTGGCTTTCTGCGTGGCATTATCCAGCACCTTCTGGGCGTTGGTCACTGCCACCTGGTTCTCGGCTGTCTGTGTCGGGTCCTGATAATAAAGATTATCACGGTGGTCCTTCACCTGCTGCATACGATTCTCAAAGGTCTTGATGTATTCGTTGTATGCAGCATTTTGTTTTTTGGCTGCTAGAGCACCACCTACAGCTGAGGTAACGCCACCAGCAATACTTCCTATAAGTCCCATAAAATTCGAATTTAATGTTTAAACAGTGCTAAAGTAATGCGTTTTTCTCACCTATCTGTGATAAGTTGCGCAACTTGAACAACAAGTTTCGTTATTTTTCACTATATTTGCACACGAAAAGTATCAGTAAACAATAAAATTCTATAGAATATGGCAACAAAAAAAGACAATAGCAATGAGCCGAAACCAAAGCGGAAGAAGACAGGTGGACGCAAGGCTGGCACGGCAAACAAGATAACGAAAACGGTACGTGAAAGCCTTAGCGATGCCATCACTGTCTATTTTAACGGCATCAATGAAAAAGGCTACTCTCTCGCCAGTGACCTCATGCAGATAGAAGAACCTGCCGGACGTTTGGCAATAGTAGCCAAGTTCCTCCCATACGTTGCTCCAAAGCTTCAATCCATATCATTCAACAATGATGAGCGTAGAAGCCTGTCTGTGGAGGAGTCCTTCATGGAGTTGGAGGAGAAATTTGAGAAACAAGAGACCACCATCAACATCAAGAATCTTAAGATTGTTAATAATGGCTAAATACAAAAAATGGGTAGCCTTCTCTAAAATTTCTGCTACTTTAGAGAAGACTACCCTATGGTATGAAATAGACTGAATCCGTCAAATATTAAGATTTATTGGCACAATTTTAAGATATATTGGCACAGTTTTACGATATACTAGCTACTTTTTATCCCTCATGCGCTCAAAATACTTTGTCTGGTCTTTGGTGATATTCTTCACCTTTATCTGTATGGTGCAAGTGCTAGGCACGTTGTCGTTTATGTTAACCATCAGTTGGTCAATAATCTCATCTGTGTTCTTGTAGCCCTTTCCATCCACATGAGCCACCACCTCGCCCATGAAGAAGGCATCGGCACTGAGTTCAAAGGTTTCCTCTACCTTTTCAAAAACAGGCGCATGATACTCCTGTATTCGTCTGCTTGGGTCATTGGTAAAGAAAATCTTCTCCACCACCTTCTCATTCAGTTCCCAGGCTCTAGAGAAATCTGGCTTCACATATCCCATGGTAATCTTATGAGTACTGATGTGATTCATCGCAAAACCTATCTCTTCATAATTGGCACCAATATCATTTTGAGCTATGGTAGCCCAAGTATGGCGAAAAGTATAAGGTGTTATCTTCAATTCACTATCCTTCAATGTATTCACACAGAATTTCTTTAGGAATAGGCACAAATTACCATCCATCGACCTGCTACACCCATAGCTTTTGTGAAAATTAAACAGATAAGGGTCTTCTTTATCTGAGAAATACTTCATCATGGTAGGCATGAGCATATCTGGTACTTTCATTTCTATATAAGCTTCATCAGCTCTAACCGTTCGTGTCTTCTGTCGCTTGTAATGCAAAATACCATCGTAATAGTCAACCTTCTTCATTTCATACAGGTCAGCCACATTGATTCCGGCAAGACACAATACCATCTTGCACACATCCACAGCCAAGCATTCCGTCTTAGAAGAAGGAATCACAGAAAAAATCCTTCTGCAATCCTCCATCAAGATAGCACGCTTTTTGGGAATAGCATGCTTATGATACTCTACTTTAGTCCAAGGATTCACTTTTATCCTTACGATGTCGTTATCATAATCATTATATTTAGCCACACCTGCCTTGAACATCTTTTTTAGGAACTGAGGATAGTAAGATTTCTTTGCCTTGGAATCCTTCATACTATCTATCCATCCTTGCACAAGTTTGGTGTTCAATTCACTAAACATTACCTTCTCAGAACCACAATATCTTTCTATACTATTCAGGGTATTGCGATAATTTACAAGAGACTGAGGTTTCAATGTTTCAGACAATTCATCAATATATTCTCTTGCAAAGTCTGAGAAACACACATCTGCCTCGTTCTGTTCTAGATAGTCCCTAACCTGTTCAGCACTCCAAGAACGGATGTCTAGCTTATTTAGCTTGAACATCCATTCTTCAATAATTTGGTTCAGTGGATTTAGCACAAAAGAATCCTTCACATCATGAGAACCCTTCACGATGCCTTTCTGTCCCACCATCTTGTTCGTCTTAATATAAAGCGACCTACGATTATGAGTCATTCGAATGTACACTTGGTAAAAACCATCTGACCTCTGATGCTGAACAACAATTTTAAATGTAGCCATAGTAATTTTATTTTCAAAGCTATTTCAAAACAAACGCTCTCATTTGTCACGTTTAACGTGTCAAACGTTTCTAAAACACTATACTTCTGACTATCTAGAAATCAGCCATTTATGCTAACTCCTCAAATATCAGATAATTACGAAAATATGATTTCAAATTTCCAAACCAGATTCATAATCTAAAAATATGTTCATAGTTTAAGTCCATGTGCTTACCAATACTGGTCACGATGACGCCAGCCCCCTGC